GCAAGGATCGCAGTTGTGCCAACAATACGGACGATCTTGATTGAATACCAAGCATCTCCATCCGTCCTCAAGAATGCAAAGACTTGATCTCTTTCCAGAGAGTCAGAGCTTGCGATTGTCAAGGTCCTGCGATCATTGCCAATTGCTGATACTGAGATGTTTGCTCTTGATTGACTCAAGTTGCTTGTAACATCACTTGATACTTTGAAAGTGATTGAGGGAGTGCCACTAATGGGAGATGGAGCATTCCACTCAAACATATGATCTTGACCGGTGATTGCTTTTCTTATCATCTCTTTGCTCCCGCGTTTGCTTTTGAAATGTCTTTTGTTGTTGCTCTGTCAAGGCCAGCCGCTTTGATGAATCCCTCAGATACAGGACTCCAAGAATGTCGGCAGTTGTAACCTCCACCGGCAGTCTTGACCGGAAGACCTTGTTTGTTGTTGAGCTTTTTCATTTGCGATTCACTCACGACCTTGTCAACCAAGGGACGACAGAATCGTCTTGTCACTCCATCAATGGGACCAGTGTATAAATAATATCTAAGACCGGCCTCCTCAGCAATGGCAGCAGTCACACTCCTCCCAAACATGGAGAGCTTTGTGTTGACCTCAGTCAATTGTCGACCGGTTGCAGATTGCATCTTCTGAGAGAGTGAGGAGATAGCTTGTGTCAATGGGACGTCGATTGTCATTGCAACGAGTGACTCTCTGACACCACTTGCCACATTTGGGATGATGACATCATCAAACAGAGTCTCAATAGCTGAGGTCTGCATAATGTCAAGTTGTTCTTGAATTGGAGCAAGCCCGAGGTCGGGCTGAATAATCCTTGTCGTCTTCTCGACAGCTTTCATAATGAGATCAGCTTGCTCAATGAATTCATCAATTGACAAGTCAAAACCACCACGAATAATAAAATCAATCAACTGCTCTCTAGGTAGAGAGAGGATTGTCAATGGATCACTTGCTTGGACTGCTGTCTCAAGCGTTTTTAGAAATCGAGTCCTTGATTTATCGAGGACCGATCTCATTGCTTTCTCTGCTTTGATCTGAGTTTTCAACTCATTGATCTTTGCCTTGGTGATACGTGCGACATCTCCCGATTGATTCTTGAGTTGCTTCTCAAGATCTTCGATTGCTAATTGATCAGCATCTTGCTCGGCAAGAAGTATCGTGTCGTGAGTATCGCACATGTCAGTCCTATACTAAGCAATCAGTAAGGATGTATCCAAGAGTCGAGTCGATTGCTTTAAATTGTTGTACTTCTTCAGCATATACGTAACGACGAGTTGCATCAAGGCTGTCATATTGACCAGCCTGCATTCCACCGAAATCGAAGTTGAGTGCAGCCACAGGCATTCCTTTGACATTACCACTCTTTTGTACGATTGCGTCAGACCCTTTCATGATACCACAGAAGATTGTCTCTGTGTTCCAAATTTGAGATTCTGAAGATGTCGCACCAGGTACAGCAGTCTCACGACGAGCTTCACCAACGTAGATGTTTGGAATACCCAAGATGTTACGTAAAACTTCTTTAGTTGCTTCCTCTGTCAAGATGCGGTTGCCACTTGCAACACCGGCACCGCTGAAGTCACCTGCATATCCACGTACTTCAGGATTGCGAGCTAAGGCACGAAATACACCACGACCGAAGATCAAAGTATCTGGATTGATACCATGAGCAGCATTGAAGACTAGATCTTTCAATTTGTCGAGACCTGTCAAGGCATCAGTGCCAGCAGCATCAACTTGACCACCCATAACGTCTGTACATGCATCATTTGAGAATGATGCAGTATCAAAGATTAAGTTTGCAGCACGTTGTTCTTTTGCAAGCATCATTGCACGACGTACTTTGCGAACGATACGAGCTTCTTCACCGCCAGGATATTGACTGTCGATGATGTCTTCCATTGCGATCGAATCTTGAGCAGAATAGATCTTTGCTTTGAAAGTCAAGTTAGTACGATCAAAAGATCCAATGTTCGCACGACCCGCACCAGGAGCACGTTCAAGATCAAGGCCAACACCTGCACCCATGAAGTTGCGACTATTCTCAAGTAAGAATGTTCCGCTTCTTTCAGGGATCTTCACGTTTTCAAAGATTTGATTTGCAATCAGTTGACTATCACTAGGTACTACCTCAGAAACAAGGCTTGTAAGAATCTGATCGACAGGATGGATATTATTATAAGAACTAGCCATGGGTCACCTCTTATGGTAGTAAGTTGTTGGCACCTGTGAAAACGATAGTTAATTGATCGTTTGCTGATGCACTTGTTTGGTTGATGTTAGGAATCACACGACCGATTGCATAATTGCCACTTGTCGCATGTGCCGCCACTGCTCCCGCAGTTGTTGCCATTACTAATGGAGATGTGTTGAAAGTGATTGCACCACCAGCAACAACACGAGTAAGACCATGAATGACAACGTCAACAGCGTCACCGGCAGAACCAGCACGTTGAGCTACACCAACACAAGCCGCGTCAGTTGCCGCAGTTGTTACCGCGATCTTGCCATTGCCATCAATACTAACAAGTGCGAATTCTGTGATTGCACTTGCAGCTACAAAAGATTGAATGATTTGTGTGTCAGCCATGGTTATCCTCCAAATGCTTGACGATAAAAGTCAGGTTGTTGTTCTCTGAATAAACTTAGTGCTTCGCTGTAGTTGATTGATTTCTCCTCAGCTAAAGCACGAACTTTTTGATCAAGAGTTTTCTTTGATATCTCTTGACCACTTGCTCCATGTCCAACCTCGTCGAGGGGAACACTTGAGTTGGATTGACGCTCACTGAACATCTGCCAAAATTCCGGTTGAAGATCTTTAATGTTCCAAGCTTTTGATGCAACATCTTGCTCAGCTGGAGAGATCTTACCCTCACGTAATAAAGAACTAACAGCTTCATCACATTTGATTTTGTTGTTTTCAGCTTCAAGCTTTTTGACAGACTCACGAAGAGCAACGACTTCATTTAACAATGATACGTCTTGAGTGAAAGTCTCAGAGAGTTTTTGTTTCTTCTCTTCCTCGTCTTCCATCATCTCTTCTTTTTTGTCTTCATCATAATGCTCTTTTTTCTTTTCAGCATCATCATGTTCAGCCATCTTCTCTTTGTCATCGTGCTCAGCCATCTTCTCATCTTCAGTCAATGACGAATCTTTATCATCCATCATCTCTCTGATCTTGGCTTCAAGCTCTTTGACCATTGCATCTTTGGCTTCCAAAGCTACTTTCAATTCGTTGATTTGATCTTCCATCATTGACTCCTCTGATAAGGTGATACGATCAATTTTGTTATGGGATTGTGCTGGTCTAGGTGTGAGAGTGATTGCAAGTAGTTGAGCATCCCCAACCTTGTCACCACCATCACGAGAAAAGATCTCTCCATGGATATACTCAGGAGACGACCACAGGACTCCACCAGCATTTTTGACAACCTCCATCCCTCGCTCGTTATAAGCAGGAATTGCGTAAAGGCCATCGTCTCTCATTTCAAGATCAATTATCATTCCAAGTGCAGAGCCTGACTCGGGAGGAGCCGGAGTGCCACCTTGAAACGGAGACGTTGCATGTTGCCAATCAATGATGACAGGATCATGCTCACGTCTTTCTTTGAATACTCGGACAAGCTCAGAGATGAGATTTTGATCAATCTCTTTTCCGATTGCATCTCCACTCATACGAGAAGAGACTTGCCCCAAGGATAAAGTTTTAAATGGTTTGCCAATGGTCAATCCCTCCGGGACCTCATAAGCATTTGACTCTGAGAGTTGGATTGCTTCTCCATATGCTCTCAATGTTGTTTTGTTATCTGCTGCATTCATTTGTTTGACGACCTTTCGAGCAAAAGAAAAACCAGCATCTCCACCCCAACCATCCCAAGCTTGACGGCCTTTGCCATACTCATCCCACGTCGATCCTTTTTTGTCGACCTCGTGGCGTGTGAAGTATGCAAGCATTCGTCTCACAGTTTCCGGAGAAAGCTCTCGACCATTGGCAAGATCACGAGCACGAGCCAAACCAACAGGAGTCATCCCCCTTTGACTTGGTGGTTTCTCTGCTCTTTTCTTGAGTGCCCTTGCTGCTGCTGTCTTTGCACCCTCGGGAGGTTTGAATGATATGTGTGAATACTTTTGAGGAAGTGATAAAGCCGTTGCCTCGGTTTTTAAATCAGTCTTTTGAGGATGACCTTTGGGAAGCAAGTCGAGATCAGTGTTGTATGCTTTTTTTCTCTCACCTGTTCCGACGAGTTTGAGAAAAGCTTTGACACGAGCCAAAGCCCATTGCTCACGACTCTTCACATTGGGACGATGAGAGACAGAGTATGCACCGCTCCCTCTTCGATATACAGCTTTCAACATACCAAGATCCACCCTCTTGGATGGAGCTTTGTATTTATCATTGTGTTTGTTCCGAAGATTGACAAGAGCTTTCTCAGTTGCTTGACTGACTTCAATCTTTCCTCGTGATCCACTTGCTGATCCTTGAGGATTCTTTTTTGATCCTTTGATTCGATCTTTGGGAGGAGCTGGAGTCTGAGCTTGTGTTCTCTTTTTATTCATTGCGTCTTCTCGCTTTGATCAGTTGCTCAGCAAGTAAAGCCGATCCTCCAGCTGACTTGGTTGATGCGGCTCTTTCGAGAGCTGACCTCTGTGCATCTTCCGGAAGATCACCTGCTCCAAGTCTTTCACGAATCGCTCTCTCAAGTTCATCGTCTGGAGTCAATAGTCCAAATTGAACAAGTGGTCCAAGCATGCCGAGACTGTTTGCGAGATCATCAGTATCAAGACCGGCATGAGTCAATCGTGGGAGTTTGGATGGATCAACAGCTCCATAGTTGAATCTGATCAATCGTCCCACAGTTCCACCGCCTCGACGATCAGGACCTGAGACTTGACCTGCGACAACATCACATAGATTGATCGCTGATCTTCTGAAGACTGAAAGATGAACCTCTCCAACTGATCTTGACCCTGTGTCACTTATTCCGAGGTTTGCAAATTGAGCTAAGAATGCTTGACTGATTTGATTGTCACACTCTTTGATAATGTCGAGAGGACCTTGAGAGTAAAGGTATGGGGTTGTGCTGTATGAATCAAACTTAACAGCAGCATTCTCAACGAGGTAAGATTGTTCTGTTGAAAGGAACGCTTGTGCTTGTGCCTCAGCATCATTGATCATTGCATCAATGTCACCATCAGTCAGACCTTGAAGCTCTGCCACTGATCTATCAACTGTCACCTTGGGAGTTGGGATTGCCCAACGATCAAGGCCAACACACATCATATTTGATACACGTTGCTTGGTCTTCCACCACCACCAAACAGGACGAAGCATGCCAACTCCCTCGAAGTTGGATCCTGTTCTATTGAGAGTGAGGAGGAGAAGCTTGTTTGATGGAATAGGTTTGGGAGTCTTGCCAACACCAACAACGGTTTGAAGTATTCCATCGAGATGCTGACCATCACGACTCAACCATTCATTGTGTGCAGAGGGTTCTCGGTCTGCATAATAATCAAGGAAGACTTTTGTTCGTCCCTCGGCATCAAGACCTACTTTGTAAATCTCCTCAGCATAACGATATCCAATTGTGACATACTCGAATAAATATCCGAGTTGCTCTTCCCAACTGATTGACATCTGCCCGGCATATCCATCGAAGCCATATGCCTCATTTGCGAATCGTGCCAGCTCTTCACTCACAGGATCATTCTCAACACCAGCCTCAAATCTCCATGTTGCAGAGAGCAAGGTTTGTCTGAGCATATGCCAAGAACGACGAACAACCGGATCCGTTCTGAGCATCTCCTCAGCAGCACGAACCCACGAGAGACCGGTGAGGCTTGTGTTCTGTTCATAGCCTGAGATGGTACCACCGGACAGTTGAGTTCCTGTGATACCCATGGTTTTAAACCTTGGATACTTGGCTCTTAAATGCCTTGGTGTCTCATCATCTTTCATTATGATACCCTTGGTGATGTTGATCACTTTGGGTATATTATCATTTTGATACCACTATTTGTCAAATATTATCTTTTTGATA